GATAAGATTTTTTATCCTTTTTTATTTCAAGAAAAAGTCCGTGGTACCCCCCCCCTCCTATACCCCCCTCGTAGGTAGGCATACATATCTGCAAGTCAGGGAAGCCTTTGACATAGCCCGTGGCCTTGGCCTTTACAGCCTGTTTAAAAGACGTTCTAATACCTCCTAAGCTAGCGCAGTATTTAATCTTTGGATACCTTAGCTGCAGATACTTTACGACTGCTTTTTGTACTTCTTCTTCTTGGTTTCTCATTCTTTAATTCTTTTCTCCATTCCATCATCTTATTGTATAGGTCTAATTTGTTTTCTTCTGCCTCTACATAGATGTTGTCTATTTCTTCTGATAAAAACTGTTCAAACTCTCTGATTTTTATGTTTAAATAAACAGTATAAAATAAAATAAGTAGCATAAATATAATCATAATTTAATAATTTGTGTTTCCATATTGACCTTCTATAAATATATTTTTAAACAATATGTCTAGGTCTTTATGTTTGGTTTTAGTATCTCTTAATATTCTTTGTCTAATTGTTTTGTTTTTTTTAATTAACTCAACATTGTTTGTGGTAACAAATGTATCAATTATTTTGAATTGATGTCGTCTTGTGCTACCTTTTTTACGGTATCCATACTCTATGATAACTCTATAGATAGGGCTTACCATTATAACTTAAGTCTTTCTAACTCAAACTCTAAGTGTGCTATAGCCTTCTTAATACATTCTTGAGGAGACTTATGTTTGTTTGAACTTCTGAGCAAGTAAGTAGTGGCTGTTCCTATGTTGTAAGAAAGCTCAAAGTCCTCTACAACCTTACGAGCCTCGTAACCGTGATGCTTGCCTACATAGTAGTTAGGTATTCTACTGTCTTCTTTAGTATCAGTTGTATTTCTGTCAAATTCGTAGTAGTATTTATTATGTTCAGTCATTTTGTTGTTTGTTAAATTTATAATTTCTTTTTAATCCTCCTTCAAATAGCTTGTTAAAGTCTTTTACACTAACACTTTTGTCTGTCAAGTACATATTAGACACAAACAAAAATGTAGAAAAATCATCTTTAAGCAAGGTTTTTAATAGCTTTAGTTTCTCTTTATAGCTTTTATTTATTATTTCTTCGTGGTCTCTCATTTAATCTATCGTTTTCTAATCCTCCTGTTCTTGTTCTAAATTTATTTGTTTTCTTGTCAAACTCTTCCATATTCTTTTCTAAATCGTTTCTTTCTGATTTAAAAGTAAACATAAAAGAGAAGAATCCTAAAAAGAATCCTGCTGCTACACAAGTAGCAATCAACAATATTGGTTCTAAAATATTAGCGTATATCATAATTTATTTATTAGTTAGTAATTTAGGTTGTGGTCTATAGTGTAACACGCCTTGTGGGTCTTTCCCTTGGCTAGTTACTTGATACTCAGCGTCCCACAATATATCACGCCAAGCTTTTATCCATTTATAATATGTCTTTACATTAAGAGCAAACAGGTCTGTATTGCGCACACCATTTCTAAAAGCATTTTCTATATCAGTATACATTAAGCTTTTAAAGTCTCGCTTTAAATCTTCTGCTAAAGATTGTGCTAGTAAAGCTATTTCCTCTCGAGGTTTAGATTGTCCTAGCTCTACAAATGTTTTGCTTATAAGGTCAACACATTTAAAAGTAAGGTCGTCTTTATTTTCTTGTTGTATAATCATTAGCTTATAAGTTCTTTGTCAGTTACCAATACATCACCAACTACTACGTCGTGTGAACCGTATATGTATAGGCTTGTAGCAATTTCATTGTATGGTAACCTGTTAAGTTTACCTTCTTCATTCATTATCATTAGCCTGTCATCTCTTGTCTTTACGATTTGTATGTAACCATCTACAAATGATTGTAACTCTTTTAAAGTGAATGTCTTATTATTCTTTGGCTTAACGCTTTTAACGTCACCATAAGTATTTATTAGTTGTGCTTTCATAGTTTTATTTTTAAATATTACAGAGGGAGAGCAAGAGTATTAACTTATCGTTGGCTTATGCCTTTATGCCCTCCCTCGTAATAACTTGTTTTATTTATTTAGTTGTTGTTTAATTATATCCTTTGCTCCCTGCCAAGCATTTATCTGACTCTGCAGTTTGCCTTCTTTAGTTTGAGTCTTGTTTATACTGTTAGATTCCCAAGTCCTTATTGATGCCTTCCAATCTTTCATTGGGTTCTTTCCAACCTTCCAACCGTTACTTTCATAAAAGTTAAAAAACTTAAACACATCTACTTTGTTTTGTCTTTCCTGACAGTATAGCTCTAACTCCTCCATAGATGGCTTTTTAAAGCGTTTTAAGACAGGTTTGTCAGAATCTGATATCTCTGTGACGTTCACGCCTTTAATGTTATATAGGTCGTATTTGTCTATTAGCTTTATAACTGCCTGATGAGGTCTTGAGTTGGCATTTAGCTCGCCATACTGAAACTCTATAAACTTTGGAACAAACCATCTTTCACCATCATCAAAGATTCTTATTTGAGATGCAAAATGTTTTATAGCCTCTTTCTCACTTATCTTGCTGCCAATTCTAATTGACGCTACCTCAAAGTCTGTCTCCCATACTCCTGCGTGGTTACAATCGTCTAGTATATATAACCACAACAGTTTGTATTTTGTAGGAAGGTTACGGATAAAACCTTTCTTCCACTTATCTGTATCTGTAAATCTCTTAGCCATATTATTTATTTTTATAGTAAGAAGATAGGTGGCTGTTTACTATTTGCTTATGAGCCAAAGAACCATCATAGTTATCAGAAACATCTTCAAATTCATCAAAGTCATCATCTTCGTACTTTACTATAACATCACTATTGCAGTCTCCACAAAATCTAAACTCATCACCATACTCGCTTTCTTTTAGTTCGCCCTCACAGTAGTAACAGGTCTCACCGCCTTCTTCGTCTACTACAACCTCTGAGTCTTTTTGCATATCTTGGAACCAATAGTTTCTGCTAGCACCATTAAAGTCACCCCAATCTAAGTCGTTCCACTTGTTAGTGTATTCGTGTGTGTATAGCGTACAACCTAGCTCGTTGACAATATGGGTAATCATATCTAGGCAGTTGTTAGCGTCTAGAAACTCTACAATCTCTTGGTCTGAGTGTGGCGCAAAGTAACCGCAGGACATATTAGCTACACATACACCTATACCGTTCTCTGCTAGTTGACCTACGTCTGTGATAGCACCTGATGTTTCTTGATAACCGTACTTGGATATGATAGGCACAATGTCTTCTGCAAAAGCAAGACTGTATAAGGTACCGCTGATAGAGTTGACAAAGTCTTTGTTGCCTCGTCTGTCACCCTGCAAGCAATAACCTACGTCTTTGAACCAAGACATATTAGCTTGTCGGCTACCTACACAACCTATTTCTTCTGAGTGAAAGAAAGCACACTTGATAATGTCTTGTGATAATAACATCTGTAGTGCTAGCCATATACCTACCTTGTCGTCACCACCTACACCTACTTGTGTGCCTGATTCTGCATTGAATGCAAACAAACAGTTGTCCTCGTCAAATACTTTGTAGTGCTTGTGTATGTCGTGTACGGTATCTGTATGCGAAACAATACAAGGGTAAATGTCTGAGTCACCTTTGGTTACATAGATATTGTTGTTGTCTACTTGAATTTTTGCTGTGGGTACGTTCTTGATGCAGAAATTAATAATGTACTGAATCATCTGTTCTTCTTTACCGCTTGAGGTTTGAACTGATAATGTGTCTATTAGTAATTGCTTGCGTTGTAATAATTTTTTTGTCATAGTGTTTTTGTGAGTGTTAGTTAGTAATTAGTTAGTTACACAAATATAAGAATAATATATGAAACTAACAAATAATTTTATAGTTGTTTTTAGATAATTTAAAGAGGGGGTAAAAACATTTAATAATCGGTTATTGTTAGGCGTCGTGCCAACCCCCTCTCTAAAATTTAAAATGGTAAATCCCCTTCTGTACTTGTATTGTCTACTGTGTCAGGTTTAGGTGGCTCGTAAGTATTCTCATAAGCATAGTGAGTTGCTCCTTTCTCAGAAACTTCTCTACGTTCTGCTATTGTAATATTTACCCAACCTCTCTTTGCCATCTTTTGTAGGTCTTCTACTTTAAAGCTTGCATTAAACAAGTCTCCATACTGTGTAGTAACTTTCTTGATACTACTTGCTACATAATTTTTATCTGCCATATTTTTTTAATTTATATTTAGACATATCATTTTTTACAATTTGCTTTTTTCTTAGGCTATAATCTTCTATTGGTTTTTTTAGTTTTTTATTATATTCTATTAAGCCGCTATTGTTAAAGTAATTATCTAATTCTATTTGATTTATTTTAATTTTATTATCTTCTTCTTTTAATGTTATAAGACTATCTACAACATTCTTTCCTTCTTCTGTCATATATGCTATTCACTTTTAGATAGTAAAGACTCTATAGCCTTAAAGTTTTCTTCACCATCTACTACTATAGCATTTGATTCTAGGTCTACCTCAACTATATCTACTACATCTTTAACATCTATGTTAAGATAATTAGCAAGTCTTTGCATTTGGTAGTATCTTAAGTAGTAAGGTTTCTCTACATATTTTTCTATTGTTGAGCCTTTTATATTTAATATTCTTCCAAACTTTTGTTTAGATATTCCTCTGATTCTTAGGATAGCTTCTAACTCATTTCTTGAAGCCCTAACTTTTTCATAATTGTTTTTCATTTTAAAAGTATTTTGTTTTATTAATAATGGTTTTAATTTTATTTTTAGCAACTAAAAAATTAGTTTGATTGTCTTGATAAAACTTTTTAGTCTCATCACCTAGCAGTCTTTGAATGTCGTCCTCTATCAGTTCTCCTAAAAACTTATCTCCATACCATACTGAGTATGTAAATGCTCTTGTAGGGTTTCGTATTATGCTAACTACTAAACATTCCGTTTTTGACGAATTGTTGGTATTGGTCTTTGGGGTCTGATTTAACTTCATTTTCTTTTAATAATATTATTATTTCGTCTGCTTCTATTTCACTAAAATCTTTATCGTAAATTCTATTTGCTATTTCTTGCTGTTCGTTAAGTGGTAGTGCGGTTCTAGGTAAGAGGCTGTCAATGTAATCTATCTGCCAATATTCTGCTTGTTTAGGCTTTCCATCAACAACCTCATCAAACCAATTAGTGTTCACTTTAAATGTGTTCTTTGCAGGTTGGACATATTCTATAGTCCTCTACCCAACCTACCACTTCATCTCCACAACAAGTATATTCAACTTCTTCTTCTACCTCTTCTAGTATTGTTGATATAACTCTGTCTACTGCAGGTATGCCTGTGTGTTCGCTTTCCATCATTAGTCTACCATTTCATCTTGACCAAACACGCCTTGCTCATAGAATCCTGCTATCTTAAGCACAACTCTTGACATAGCTCTTTTCTCAGCCATAGCAACAGGAAACTTTTTACCACCTCCCATTAGATTAGAATCAGATGCTTCACCAAAAGACATCATATTTCTAGTTGTTTTACCTTGTTGTAGACTTGCAGTAGCTCTCATAACTACCCAATCTTTTTCCATTACAACAGGCTCGTAAGCTACTTGTATGTTTTGTTTGCTTACTATCTTATCTATACCTGTTCTTGTGATAATA